CTGGTCAGAAACACACTGATACAATTATCAGATACTGAAATTAAATTGTACACTGAGATAGGTCAGGCACGCTATGACAGTAACAGAAAGAAAAATGTAAAGGACACTGCTGCTAAACGAGATAAGAATGATCCTTATAAGTTTGATATCATTGGTGTTGCTGGAGAGTTGGCACTGTACAAAATGATTGGTGAGTATCCACATGGTGTTATGGATGTTGGAATACGTTCAATGGAAAGAGGAACTGACAAAGGAGATTTACTTCTTGATGGTCTTACTGTTGACGTTAAGACAACAGACCATGTGAACGGTAGACTACTTGCTGTAAATAATAAGTGTCTTGGAGTTATTGATCTATTCGCCTTGGTTGTAAAGCTATCTGATAATAACTTTATGCTAAGAGGATTTTACCCATGCCATATGCTTATTAAAGAAGAGAACTTTAACAGAGCAGACGGTAAATTATTTAGACCCTGTTACAATGTAGGACAAGAGGAGTTGATGGACTATGAAGAAGTAGTAAAAAAGTTACAACCACTGAAAAAAAGTGCTTGACTCTGTGAATGTGATCAGGCATACTGTGCAAATCGTTGAATGAAAAGCCACATGGTGTGGCGACTAAACTTGAAAGGAAAGTTAACATGAGTGATGTACATATTATTTCTGGTAAGGCTTATTGGGCAAGCATTCTTTCTCCCAACACAACCTACGAACCAGTGTACTCTGTCGATGTTTGTTTGGACGATGACACAAAGAGTTTGGTTGAAAGCCTTGGTCTTACCGTACATAATAAGGGCGATGATCGTGGAGATTTTGTAAAGATCAAGCGCAAGGTTTACAAGCGTGATGGTTCAGAACGTCCTTCTCCAATCGTTAAAGACTCACAGAATAATAATTGGGACGGTAGTCTTATTGGTAACGGAAGCATGGTCAATGTTAAGTTTGCTACGTATGAGTGGGAGTACAACAAGAAGAATGGCGTAGCTTCTGACCTGATGGCTATTCAGGTTGTAGACCTTGTAGAATACGGTGACAATAAGGATTTCTCTGCAGTTGATGGTGGTTACACTGTAGGAAATAACGAACAAGCAGGTGAGGAAGTTCTGTTCTAACCGTCCTACACACGGGGTTGCTACTATATTAGAGCAACAATTGCTGGCAGGTGTGGAGAGGGACTGTCAGATTATGTAACCAACTCAACAAAGGAAATAGACTATGACTAATGAAGGTAAACTACTTGGTGCTTTGCGTAAGCGGATGCGTGTTACACGTAAGACTGCTATTCAACGTGGATGGTCAGAGAACTTAACCGCAGATATTTCTCGTTTACGTAACCGTGGGTATGACATTGCTACTGTCACTACTAAAACACCATCAGGTGAACCGTATACTCGTTATCGTTTGATGGCTGAACCAGAAGCAGTAGTATAATACAATGACAACAGCACAGAAAACAATTGATACTTTGGTAGAGGACATATACAGTCTATTCACCAGTAATGAACCTACAAAAATTCCTGCTAATGTTCTGCAAGAGTTTTCCAAGGATGTTACTGATGCTGTTGTCGCTTCTCTTACTCAGGAAAGAAAGCCAAGAAATAATTTAAGGCTATCCATGATTGGTCAACCAGCACGTAAGACATGGTACTCTGTCAGGTCAACTGAACAGGAAGAACTATCTGGGTCTGACTACATCAAGTTCCTATATGGGGATATCCTTGAAGCACTTCTTGTCTTTCTTTCCAAAACATCTGGTCACAAAGTAACTGATCAGCAGAAACAGGTAGTACTAAATGATGTTGTTGGTCATCAAGATGCGGTAGTTGATGATGTTCTTGTTGACTTTAAGAGTGCATCGTCCTTTTCTTTTAAGAAGTTTACTGAGGGTATGGTATTTAAAGATGATCCGTTTGGCTATGTCGCACAATTATCTGCGTATGCTCAAGCTAACAATGCTAAAGAAGCTGGATGGGTTGTCATTGATAAGACAACAGGCCAGATAGCTTATTGTCCTGTTCATCAGATGGAGATGATAAATGCTTCACAAAAGATTGACTATCTTAGAAACGCTATCAAAGATAGTGAACCACCTGCTCGTTGTTATGATGATGTTCCTGACGGTAAGTCTGGGAATATGCAGTTATCTGTTGGTTGTAACTATTGCCCTCATAAGTTTGATTGTTGGTCGGATGCTAACAATGGTAAAGGACTACGTGCGTTCCAGTACGCAAACAGTATCAAGTATCTAACTAATGTAGATCGCGAACCGAATGTCCCAGAAATACAAATTTAGATCACGCTCTGAACGTAGAGCAGCAGACTATCTGATAGCTTTGAATGTTGACTTTGAGTTTGAACCACATTATATTCCGTATATGTGGATTGAATCTAAGAAATATCTTCCTGACTTTATTCTACCCTCTGGTATTATACTAGAGGTGAAGGGAAGGTTTACTCTTGACGATAGAAAGAAACATCTTTTTCTTAGGCAGTCTAATCCTGACTTGGATGTAAGATTTGTATTTGATAACCCTAACAATAAACTAAACAAAGGAGCGAAGACTACCTATGCAGATTGGTGTAATAAGAATGACTTTATATTTTGTAAACTCTCTGATGGTATTCCCGACAGTTGGTTAGATGAGAGAAGGAACAGAAAAGTTTCTGGTAGAAATAGAAAGTCTAGTAGAAAACAAAACAACAAGTCCTGAACAAATATTGTTTCTTGGTGTTGTCTTACAGGCAATGCTTGATGCAACTAAACCAGAAAATAACAAAGAGTCAATCGAGTCTAAGACAGCACGTGATGCTGCAAAGGCATGGTTCTTTGCTTCAGTTGGTGTAACTGCTGAAGACTTTAGTACTGTCTGTGATATAGCAGGTGTGGATGCAGAGTATGTTCGTAGCTTTGCATTCAAGGTTATTAAATCTAAGGAGATTAAATATGTTCGTAGGCGTATCAATGCAGTCCTCACATTTGACTAGGAGTAGAAAGATGGATAGAGATACAGAAATTGCACAACTATATGCATCACTTCCTAATTTTAAATTTGATGAAGGAGAATACATAGATGAGATACATGAGTATGTTACCTCTACATATAAGGAACACTATGCAAAAGGTAAGTACCAAGCCACTGATGTAATACTAGACAGTGGGCATGGTGAAGGTTTTGTTATGGGTAACATATTAAAATACTGGAAGAGATATGGTAACAAAGAAGGAAAGAACAGGAAGGACTTGCTAAAGATTATTCACTATGCGATAATCATGCTTTATGTCCACGATCATGTAACTAAGGGAGAATAGAATACATGCCTACATTTCGATCCAATGAAAATCCAATGTTCCGTTCCAAGTTTAGTGAGGATATCTTCAAACATAAGTATGCTCATCATGGTTGTGAGACATGGGCAAGCCTAGCCTCTGTACTGGTAGAAGATGTTTGTTCTCCTCAGTTAAAACAAGATGAGATAGATCAACTTAAAGAATATATAACTGATCTAAAATTTATTCCCGGTGGTAGGTACTTGTACTATGCTGGTAGACCTAACAAGTTCTTTAACAACTGTTATCTTTTGAAAGCAGAAGAAGATACACGTGAAGATTGGGCAGACCTATCATGGAAGAGTGAGTCATGTCTGATGACAGGAGGTGGTATTGGTGTTGACTACTCTGTATACCGCGAGGAAGGTAGAGTGTTGTCAGGTACTGGTGGTCTTTCCTCTGGTCCTATACCTAAGATGCTAATGATCAACGAAGTTGGCCGAAGGGTCATGCAGGGTGGTAGTCGTAGGTCAGCTATCTATGCCAGTATGAACTGGAAACATGCAGATGTAAGTAAGTTTCTTATTAGTAAAAACTGGTATGAGATGCCTGTTGGTAACACAGGTTTTACTATTGGTCAGGTTAAGGAACAAGACTTTAACTTTATTGCTCCATTAGATATGACTAACATTAGTGTTAACTATGATACAGAGTGGTTGCTTAACTATTGGGAGACAGGGGATGTTGGGAATACTTTTAAGCAGAATGTACGACAAGCCTTACAAACCGCCGAACCGGGATTCTCGTTTAACTTCTTTGATAAAGAAAATGAAACACTACGTAATGCATGTACTGAAGTAACTTCAGAAGATGATTCAGATGTTTGTAACTTAGGTTCAGTTAATCTTGGAAGGGTAGACAATCTAAAAGAGTTTAAAGATATTGTTCACTTAGCCACCAAGTTTCTTATGTGTGGTACACTTAAAGCAAAGCTACCTTACGATAAAGTCTATAAAGTACGAGAGAAGAATCGTAGGCTTGGTCTAGGTCTAATGGGTATGCATGAGTGGTTGATTAAGAGAGGTTCTAAGTATGAAGTTACTGATGAACTACACCAATGGTTAGGAGTTTATAAAGGAGTGACTGATGATACTTCTAAAAAGACTGCTGATGAAATGGATATTAGTAGACCAGTAGCTAACCGTGCCATTGCACCTACAGGAAGCATTGGTATTCTTGCAGGTACAAGCACAGGAGTTGAACCAATCTTTGCTGTATCCTATAAGCGTAGGTATTTAAAAGGTGGTACACGATGGCACTACCAGTATGTAGTAGATAGTGCAGCACAGGAGTTAATTGATCTTTATGATACTAAACCAGATAACATTGAGTCTGCTCTTGATCTTGCAGGAGATTACAAAAGACGTATGAAGTTTCAAGCTGATGTTCAAGACTATGTAGATATGTCCATATCCTCTACTATTAATCTACCATCGTGGGGAAGTAAGCTAAACAATGAAGATACTGTTGTGGACTTTACTAATACTCTTGCCTCTTACGCACATCGTTTACGTGGCTTTACTGTATACCCTGATTCATGTCGTGGTGGGCAACCACTAACCTCAGTACCTTATGCTGAAGCTGTGGATAAGTTGGGCGAAGAGTTTGAAGAAGGTCTTGAGACACATGATATTTGTGATATTACTGGACACGGAGGGAGTTGCGGAGTTTAATGCTTACGTATCACACTTATAAAGAGGTACTACCAAAAGAACTATGCGATGGCATAGTAGGTATTGCCAAGGAGTTAGACAGTCAGGAAGCTGATGTATATCAGAATGGCAATAGTGTTCTACTTCAAGAGGTAAGGAATAGCAGACTTACTTGGTTAGAAAATCCTGAACTAACTTCCATTCTGCAACTGTACGCAGAGACAGCTAACAAGGAAGCTGGATGGGACTTTCACATAAACTGTTTTGAAACTCCACAGATTTCCTTCTATGGCAAGGGACAGTTCTACGACTGGCACATGGATGCTGGCGTAGAACTACCCTCTGATCCTTACAGAAGAAAGCTGGCAGTATGCGTCACACTTAACAGTGAGTTTAAGGGTGGTGATCTACAGGTACAGAAGTGGGTGCATCCACAGGATGGTGATAGGTTTGCTACACTTAAAGATATGAGAAAAACTGGCAGCATTGCTGTCTTTCCTTCCTTTGTATACCATCGTATAACGAAGGTAAAGGAAGGAGAACGATGCTCTCTAGTCTGTTGGTTTAGAGGAGAAAAGTTTACTTAACTTTTTTCTTGACAACGATTGTATACTGTAGTAGTATATGTGTTGTACGACCATTGTGGTGTACATAACTAACTTGCTTATTAAAGGAGACAGCAATGAACTTTATCGACTACATTAACAAAAACTCTAAGACACTCCCAGACTACATGTTGGGATTTAC